AGAACGCGACGGTAGTAAACGTTGCTGTCCTTGAGGATAGCGCCGTTGTCTACGTTAGCGCCACCAGCAAATGGGTTGGCTACGACGCCGTAACGGGTCTTGAAGCCAATCTTCGGCTGGAAGGTGTCCGGATCGACGGCGCGGACCATCTGCAGCGGAACGTACGGGCAGTAGAAGAGGCCAGCGTCGAATGCGCTAGAACCCTTGTAGCCGACGGTCATGTAGTGACCAGCAGAGTTGTTAACACCGGTGCCAGACTGACCAGCGTACGGGTCGATGTAGACCTTGATGCGGCCATTGAGGACGCCAGCGAAGGTGGTGCCGGTGTCATCGATCTGGAGGTTGTTGCTGTTAAGAGCCGGAGTGTAGTCGAGAACGCCAGCCATCTGGAGAGCAGAAGCGACATCTGACGAGCAGATGAGCATGTTGCCCTTACCGCGACGGGTAGCCTTCGCGATCTGATTAGCTTCGCGCTCGATCTGGAACATCAGACCCTTGAACTTCTCAACAGACCAACGGCCGTTTGAGTCGGTGTCGAGGTCGAAGATACCAGAGGCAGTGGTGCCTTCGGTAGCGCCCTGGACGGCGGTGATGTTGATCGTGCGGACGATCTCGCGGTTGATTTCAGCGAGGATCTCGTGAGACAGGATGTTCGACAGCTCGGTCTCAGCGTCGAGGCCGTGGATGGCCTTGAGGTCCTGAGCGAGTTCCATCGAGTACTCAGCCTTGAGGGCGCGAGTATTCGCGGTGACGGTTACCTTCTCGATCGAGAAAGCCATTTCAGGGAAGGTCAGCGAGCTGTTGCCCAGGCCTTCGCCCTGATCGGTGGTCATGCCGCCAGCGAAGTTGTAGACGCCCTTCTCAGCGAGGTTAGCCTGCCAAGTGGTGTTGCCCGGAAGGTTACCAGCGTGCTTGTTGCCAAGGATGTTGTCGGTGTTCGACTTGTACGTAGAGAAGCGAGTGTTTGCTTCGTTGTACAGAGCCTCGGTACCGGCGTTGTTGGCGTAGCGAGCGCGCATAGCGAAGATGAGGCCGGTCGGGCCAGTCATCGGCTGAACGCCGCAGATGTCGTAAGCGATCAGGTTCGGCATCGCACGACGAACGAGCGAGATGAGAACCGGGTCGAAGGTGTCGATGGCGCCGGCGTTAGTGCCATCCGGATTACCGATAGCGTTGGTCGGACCTTCCATGAGGTACTGCGAGCCACCCATAGCGGCTGCCTTACGCAGCTCGTTCTCGGTGTTCTCGAGCATCATGGCAGTGACAGAACGCTTGTGAGCGTCCTTAATGTCAGGAAGATCCGGGTGGCTTAGCACCGGCTTCCACTTGTTCTGGACTTCTTCATTGAGGTACATTGAGTTATACTCCCTTGAGTTTTACTTTTGATTTGTTATGACTTGACTGTACGCGAGATGGCACGAACGTAATTGCCCATAGATCCGGCTGGAACGTTCGACTCGACGTATTCGCCACTAGCGTCGAAGCTCTCTTCGTTGAGCATCTTCATTGGCTTAGCTTCTGACGCAGAGAAGTAGTTTTCCTTGATGACCGCCACTTTCCTAGCGAAAGTGTTTTCATCCTCGAAGTTGAGTCCCTCGCAGAGAGTCTTCAGCTTCTCGGCCTGAGTCACGGCAAGGCCATCTGTCATGCTTTCGACGATGGCGTGCATCTTAGCTTCAGAGATCTCGCTCTGGAGTCCGATGACTTCATCAGTCTTCTCGTTGTACAGAGCTTCGAGTTCTTCGATACGGGCCGACATCTCAGCGATGACGTCGACGCGATCCTGCGGAACTTCGATGTAGTGCTCTGCAAATAGTCCCTTAAGGCCACCGATGAACTCTTCGGCGATCTCAGCGCGAAGGTTGCTTTCTACGGCCAGCTTATTCTCTTCGATCCACTCAGCGACGGCGTAAGAGAGATACTTATCGATGCTCTCTACCATTGCTTCCTGAGCGGCTTCGACTTCTTCGTCGAGGCGAGCGTTGTACTGCTCTTCGAGATCTTCCTGAATCGACGAGACGCGCTCGTTGATAGCTGCTGCAAAGAGAGCAGAAGCTTCGGTTACGAACTCGGCTGAAGTCTCTTCGCCGAAGAGCTGCTTAAGCTCGCTCTCTACTTCTTCCATCTTAGCAGAAGCAGCAGATGCCTTCATGCTGACAGAAGACTTATTCTTTGCAGAATTGTCGCCGGTCGGCTTGGTGTTGTTCTCGGTGTCGGTGTCTTCCTCGCTCTGGCCCGGAGTGGCTACCTTGGTCAGTTCGATGGCAGAACCATCGCCCTGGCTCTTATCCTGCGGGCGGTTCGCGTGAACGTTGCCCTTAGCGATCGGACCAGGAACCTTGGAGACGCCAGTGGCACCTCCACCGACAGAGATTTCTTCGTCCATCTCTGCAAGTTTGTTCTTGCTCTTAAGCATCATGATGCTCCTTTGTTGAATCTGTAGATTTATTTATAACTATGCGAATTTACAGCAGCGACAAGAATTTCTCGAACGCTGCGAGTTTTGCTTCTTCCAGCTCTCGCTTGCTGGTTGACTTGATGGTCTTCTTCATCTCTTCTATGTGTTGAGCCTTGATTAGACCATTATCCCATACCCACTCTACGTTCTCCATGATGCCCTGTACGAAAGCATCCGGAGCGGAAGGATCTGCGACGATGTCGGCGGCAGTAGCGAGGTGGAAGTCTTTTTGAACTTCCATGATGCCATTTGCATTGGCTGCCAGAGAGCCGAGGCCGCGAGAAGAGACTCCTACGCATCCGCCAGACTCGATGATGCCGCGAGCGATGTTGCCCATTGGTGTCTCAGTGAGCTTGGCTTTGCCGATGAAGTTCTTGCCTTCTTGACGGAGACTAGTGATGATGTGAGACACTCGATCGAGATTGATTTGCGGTCCATTAGGATGACCTAGCTCGCCGAAAGCGCGACCCTTCTCTACGTACTCTTTCATGTAGCGACCGACTTCGCGCTGCATGACTCCCTCTGAGTACATACGGTTATTGCGATTGACGATGTCACACTGAAGGAATACACCTTCGATATATAGGTTCTTCTTACCGCTCTCAGTAGATTCGGTAATGTACTTGACTTCTTCTGTGAGTTCAGTAATGAGCTTCATTATGCCCAATCCCTCTTAGCGTCTCTAGCTTTGGCTGCCTTATCTTTAGCAACCTTTAGATCTTTCATCGCCTGATTCCTAGCCTTGAGGCTGACGGCGTGATCGTAGCGAGCCAGGTGATGCTCGTGGTCATAATCATGCCTCATGGCGCGATCGATGTGATGCTCGAAGCCATCGTGATCGCCGACATCTTCAGACTTGTCGGCCATGCCCTGGTGATGAACACGCATCTTAAGAGCATGATCGGCGGCTTTCTTGTGGAAGTCAGCGATCTCTGGGAGCTTGCCCTTAGCGACCATCTCTGCTAGATAGTCAGACTCTTCTTCAGAGATGTATGAAGCTTCTTCTTGTTTCATCATGTTTGAAATTGCTTTTTTATTCTTTTTGCCATAGAGAACGTTCATTGCGTTTTCAGCTTCTGCGGCAGAATCCCCACCTGTTACAGCATCATCTATGTGTTTTTGGCCAATTAATTTACCAAAAGCTTCAATATGTCCTGGTCTACCTTTTGCATTTTTTATAATTTTATTTCCACGATTTCTTTTGCCAAGATCCATATCTTCTTTCACGCTCTTCTTTAAGAACGCCGGCTTCTTATCGTCATCATCCTCGTCGTCATCGTCTTTCTTCGACTTAGACTTCTTATCGTCGTCTTTATCGTCATCTTTCTTATCACGTAACTTCTTGAGGTCTTCGCTTTCGATCTCGTCTTCGTCGCCAGCGAGCTTAGCGATGTCTTTCTGCTTGTCCGAGAGTTCTTTCTTCTCGATCAAATTAACTGGGTTGGTGCCGGAGACAGAGAGCTTCTTCTGCTGCTCGGCGATAAACTGTGCGTACTTGTCTGCGCTCATCTGTCTATGCCTCTATTATGCTGGGATTGATGTCTTCTGGCCAACGATCACGATAGTGCCGCTGCCAGATAGAGTGTAGCTAAGAGTAGCATTAGCGTACTCTGCGAAAGTTACTCCGTGGCCGGCGAGATTCCAATGACCGGTGCCAAATAGAGTAGCTACCGTATTAGATCCCCTAGTCACGGTCCATGAACCGTTAGAAGAGAAGAAGATCTGCTTGATAGCGAAACTCTGTACGGTCTCGACGCTACTGTTTGGAGTAGCGAGGTCGGCCAGCGCGATGCTGCTATTGCTAGCGATGTCACGGATTACTACAGAGCCGTGNTTCTGATTTTGAATGATAGCCATAAATTATTCCTTATCTCTTTCCTGAGATGTATTTATCCACGAGACGGTCGCGCTCTGCTGAATCCATGTTCTCGAACACAGCCTTGTGAGCACCAGAAAGTGATTCATAGAGTTCCCAAGCTTCCTTGGTCAATTCCATCTTTGGCTTCTTCGGCTTCTCGCCACCTTGCTTACGAGACTTAGCGTCAACGGTCTTCTGATCGACGTGTGGCTGCTTATCGCCACTCTCGAGCGGAGCATAGTCTTCGCGATGTAGACTCTGAACTTTTGGCTTAGTGCCTTTGCCAGCATAACCAACTTTGCCAGGATTGATGACTGGAGCAGCGTGTAGCTTATTGGCATGTTTGCCTTTGATGGCCTTGACTTCGTCAATGCGATGCCTGAACTTCTGAAGAAGCTTGTGATGATCTTTCTTCTTCTTTTCATCCGACTCGACTTCTTCTTTCTTTAAACGCCTATAAGCACGATCGTATCCAGTGCTTCTGTTATCAACTTTGCGATCTTCATCTGGATCATCGTCATTAACAGTGTCGTTATCTTCATAATTCTGAATATGACGAGCAGCTTTGCTCATATAAATCTTAAGAGCTTTCTGACCGCGTGAAGTGTTGCCGACTTCATCGATCTGCTCGACTTCTTCATCCATATCCATAAAATGAGTAACTTGAGCTTTTCCGCCCTTAATTCTAATGCTATGAACATGCGTTTGAATACCATCGCTATGACTTACTGTGTGTATACCAGCGGTATGATCAAAAGTTACTTTACCCTTGCCCCACATTTTCTTTATGTGAGAAGCAATAGCCGTCTTATGATTAGCTGGAAGAGCCATTCCTGCTTCGTCGATCTGCTCGACTTCTTCCTTACGCAGCTTCGGACCAGCGAGGGTGATAGACTTCTTTTTAGATGGAACTGACTTAGTAGACAGTGTGTGATAGAAGTTCTCTTTGCTGCTGTGCATGTGCTCGACGTGATCGGCACGATGTATCGGCTTAAGACCACTGAGATGGATCAGAGCCTTGTTAGCGTGAGCTCTCGGAATCTCGTGCTTCTCGCCGTTCTTGAAGTGAACCGTGACGTGATTAGCATGAGTCAGCTTAGAGAGCTGATCCTGAAGATGCTCGGTATCGGCCTGCTCGCCCGGCTTGAGCTTACGAGGACGACCGCGCTTTGCTTCTGTAACGAACTGGGTGAATGTCTTATTTTCCATGTTGCCGTCTACTTCCTCTTTACGCGGAGCAGCGAGAGATACGCCTCTCCTCACTGATCCTACTCTCTGCAGTCTATTATTTAGAGTTTGCTTGGCGCCCGGCATAGGAGGAGCTGCCTCGCTGAACTTATTCCTTGATCTATTAGTCTCGAAGCCTATCGGCTGAGTCGATCCTTCTATCGCAGAAGAAGGCTTCTCGCGTTCCAGTCCTTCCGGATCTGGAAACTGCTTCTTCTCTTTGTTACCAAAGATGATCTTAGCCGCTTTCGACTTATCCACTGTTACTTCCTACGCTTCGCTGCGTAAGAGGCGCCAAGAGCCATGCGAATACGCTCTGTAGGAGACTTGCCAGCAAACTTCTCATTCTTCGAGTGAGCGAAGTCATGAACGACTGCTCTAGTATCGGTCATGTCTACGACTTCATTTACCTGACCATACTTCTCGATGAAAGTGCCGAGGGCCTCGATAGCAGCCTCGTTCATTACGTATGAGTTGCCATTCCATTCGATCTCGTATGACTGCCTGAGGTTATTGACTCCAGCTACTCTTGGCTTACTAGTCGCTGTAGTACCGGTGACTTTGCCAGTGACGACTCCACCCTGTGGCTTGGCTCTCGGGCCGACATCATTGTTCTTAGTTCCTCCGCCCCTAGGAGTACCAGCTTGACGATCCGGCTTGATCTGCTGAGCAGCGCCTGGTTTTTTTGGCTTCGCACCACTCGGTAGCTCAGGAGCGTTTAGACCATGCTTAGAAGTGAACTTCTGAGGTGCAGATGGCTTAGAGCTACCGTCAGTCGGCTTAAGAGTTGGCTTAGGAGGAACGGCTTTAGCGGTGTTATTCGGGACTACTTCTCCACGACCTGATGGACCTTTGGAAGTATTATTCGGGACTACTTCTCCACGACCTGATGGACCTTTGGAAGTATTAATCGGTCCAGGTTGTTGACCTGCTGGTTTCTTATCGGTGATATTACCGTCCGTCTGAGCCTGAAGTGTAGGACTCTTCTTCGGAATATTCATATTATAGGGTTGATCAGCAGGTTTTGCTAGTGGCTTCTTATCAGGAGCGATGCCATGTTTGCCGCCAGTTTTACCATCCGTCTGAGCCTGAAGTGTAGGACTCTTTTTAGGAATATTCATACCATATGGCTGCTTAGTCGATCCACTTGGCTTGCTGATCTCCGGACGTTGCATTCCATATCTGCCGCCAGCGCTACCACCTCGACCGGGAGTTATGCTTCTAGCAGGAGCTGGCGCTGCTTGCGGGGCTCTCACGGGCGGCTTAGCTCCTGCGCCCGAGGTACCTTGCTGACGCATCGGAGAAGCGGGGCCTTGACCTGCCTGATTTGGAAGAGTAGAAGCGTTTGGACCCGACAGAGATTTCGCCAGCGCTTTGCCAGCTGGAGTATTAGTATTCCTTGGATCGACGACGATCTCAGAGACGATCTTCTTACAGTCATCGCACTTGCAGTCTTTGCCGCACTTCTTAGCTTCATTAGTTAGCGGGCCAGTCGCATCCTCGTTGTCAGGATTGTCGCCTGTCTTCTGATCGTCTTTCTTCGAGAGCTTCTTGGCTTCCATATGGACTGCCTCGTTATACTCTACGTACTTGTCTAAGGACTGAGAAGGTTCCATGTCAGCGGGGCGAGTAGGGAACTTATCGACGTCGCCCTTGAACATCTTCTCGTAATCTTTTGTCTCAGAGTCTTTCTGGACCAAGTGCTTCATGCCTGAGTCTTGAACCTTGTGAAGGTCCTGAGCGAAGTGCTTAGCGTCCTTGGTCATGCCATCAGACGTCTTGTCCTTAGCACCCTCGGTCAGATCAGCGCTCTTACGGCCGACGCTCTTGATAGCGTCCATGAAAGATCTACTAGTCATTTGTGTCGTCCTCGTCCTGTTCGAAATCTTCTTCTTCAGAATCTGCGAGCTGATCTAGCTCAGCGAATAAGTCGTCTGCATTCGAGTCGATGAACTCGTCATCGTCCTGCGGAATTTCCATGTCTTCGATCTCGGCTTCGGTTCCTTCTCCGCCTTCTTCGTCAGAGGCGTAGGTGCCGTAGATGGACTTGGCCACGTCGACCTTCATGCTCTGTAGAGCGTCTAAGGCTCGGGCGTTCATCATCGCGTTGACTGCGTCCTTGACGCCGAGAGCGTTGCCCTCTAGTGAGTTCGCGAGCAGATCGGTCATGAAGTCATTAGAATCGGTCATTTCATCATTTTCCATAATTACT